GATCCCATTGAGCGCAGACTTGACGACAATCGCATCGGCAGTGAAGGTTAAGCTGGTTCCGGCCGCCGCGAGCGATGCCTTGAGATTGCGCACGCCGCCAAAGACGGCGAGCTGCCCCAACTGCACTGCGTGCCCGCTCTGCGTACCTGGAGAAACTTGCAGTGCTGCTCCTGAGCTATCCATCAATACCCAGGACGTAATGTCGGCGCGCCAGACAAGATTGCCGCGACCGTTCACTACAATCTCGCCACCCTGCAGCGCCGCATGCGCGCCTCCGACAACCGGCGATGGTGCAATTACGCCGGGATTCGGCGTGAACGTTACGGCAGCCGTATTCGCATTCTTGAAGCGCACCCAGAGATTCATGTTCTCTGTGAGGGAGGTCACCGGCAGTGGGTAGCTCGCCTGCACCACGTTCGCGGTACTGCTCACGTCGACGCCGTATGTCAGGTTGTCCGTCTGGATTGACTGTAACAGCGACGATGGCATGATAGGCGCGGCCGAATACTGGCTGATATTGGTCGACGTCAGCGTTGTGGCAGCGAACGGTACCGACACAACCCACAGACCGGTCCACCCGGCATCCGGCGTGGGCGTCACTTGCGAACCGGTGGCCGCCGCCGTACCAGCCTTGATCTGATAGGCAATGACGCCGTCGCGGAACGTGTTGCTGGTGGTGCCGCTGTTATTTGGGCCGGACCAAGGCACCTGAGGATTCGACGCGTTCCAATATTGCAGCACGACGGGCGACGTCCCGTTTGTCGGATCGATACTGATGTCGGAATCCTGATACTGGGCTTCGATCAGGTAATTGATCGACTGGCCGGTCGTCAGCGGTGCAGCAAGAGCAGCGGTGGTATAGGAATTGAGCTGGATACCTTGCTTAAGGATCTGGTGCGTCGTATCAACTGGGAGCGTGCCGCACGCGGTGGCCTCGAGCGACTGCAAGGAATACAGCTCGCCGGCGCCGATCAGTACTGACATGCTTGCTACAGCAGTTTGCGTGCAGGCCAAACCGTTCGCCAGGACGCCGGTACCCAGCATCGCCGCGGACAACTTACCCAGGCCAACCATCTCATTTTGTGCCTGGGCCGAAAACAGCCATTCATATACCTGTTGCCCAACGTAGGTTTCGACGCGTTTCAATTGTGTTCCCCAATAAAAAAAGCCCGCGCGTGCGGGCTTTGGTGTGAAATGAATTGCGGTCAGCTGGAAATAGCCACTCCGATGTTCGTGGCGATTGGCTTCGTAGCTGCTACTGCGGCATAGATGTCAGCATCGGTGGCTGCCGACGTCTCTTCCGACAAAGAACCGGTGTAACCGTAGGACAATGGTGTCGCCAGTGCCGAATGTGTAATTGCGTTGCTATACGCGGCGCCGGCGGAGCCGCCCGATACCTGCGGCCGGTAGGCGTTGATCAGAGCGGTGAACGGCGCGGCTATCGAGCCCATTCTGGCTACGCCGCAATACCCGACGGATAGAGGCGTGCCCAAGCAACCACTGTCGAGCGGCCTGGACGGTTCGAAATGATCGGCGCGCGGCCGGTAAGCTGCGTCAGCACCTTGATCATTGCCGGCCGTGTCGCACGCTGCTGGAAAAGACTGATCTGGATCCGCGCTATGTAACTGGAATCTGATTCACCTGGCTTGCGGGGTAAACTCGTACCGAGGAAGTCGGCTGCCCACATGTCCACCCAGCCGCCGCTCGAGGTCTGCAACCTGGTCTGCGCCCAGAAGAACATGATCAGCATGTACATCAGGGACAGACTCGACGCTGCGCCGGCCAGCAGCGCATTCAGGATCGGCGTCTGGGTCAGGTCACCAAACCAATCGCGCGGCAGGTACGACTGCAGCCGCCTCTGGATGTCGTTGTTATCTCCGGTTGCCATATCAGCTCACCGTGATGGCGCCGGCGACGACGACCTGCTGCGCGGACGCCGTCAAATCGGCGGTGCCGCCGTTCAGGAGCACGCTCGTCACGTTGATCACGCCTGGCGATGCGTCATAGGCCACTTTCGACAGGATCGAATAGGCCAAGGTCTGGCCCAGCACCAGGCTCTGGATATATGCCAGCAGCGCCGCCTGCACCTGGCCTGCTACGACGGAATGAACATATCCAGCTGCAGTCGAGATGGTCATCGACACCACGGCGGTTTCCACCGTCGGCGCATGCACGCTGAAGGTCGAACACAGCGGCCGCACAAGTTCGATCGCACTGCCGACGTTGTTGAGCAACTGCGACGGCGGCGAGCCGGTGCCGTCGTTCACAATCACCGTGAAATAGCCGTTCTGCGCTGTGCCGTTGTATTGCTGGTTCTCAGTGACGGTGTCGGTCAGCCCCTGCTGCACGCTGGCGATGGCGTTCTTGACGGCCAGCAGCGTAGCCGACTCCAAACTGGCGATAAACAGGACGAACCGGGACCGGGCGGCCGGATCGGTCTCGGCCGGCACGCCATTTACGACGTTCGCACCGTTGGAGACATAGTCGACACCTGAAATAGCGGTGCCGAGCTGACTCAGCGCGCCGGCGGACACGTTGCCAACCGTCCCGGCGACGGTGCATTGGACGGTCGCATTGAGGCTCGCCTGCCCGGCCGGCAGAACATAGCCATTCTGCGAAGCGCTATACGCGGCATTCGTGGTATCGGCGACAACCGTGAACTGGATAGTGCCGTCGCTGGACTGAACCACAGCGCCTACGGGTATCAACGCCTGATTCGTCGGCGTATAGCGCGAGAAGGTCTCAGGCGTGGTCGCCGCCACCGCTGCCAGGCGCAAGAACCCGAACTGAGCAAACCACGAATCGAGATCAGTGCCGTTTGAAGTCGCTGCGCGCGCCAAGGCGCCGACCTGGATCGCCAGGCCCTGCAGCCACAGAGCGACAAACGCGACAGCTTCGTCGATCGCACGCAATACTGAGCCGATAGTGAAATCGACCAGCTGGGCGGCACTCCCCTGAACGGCAGTGGCGAAGTTGGTCACCAGAGCCGTGAACGACTGAGTATTGAGGTTTGCCATGTCTTATTTTGAAATGTCGAATCCGAGAAATTGCGGTGTCGCCGTGTTGGCGTCCTGGTATTGAATTGCTGCGCTCAGGCCGTTGTTGACTGGTGTCAAGGTGATCTTCGGTGCCGGATTTCTCGTCACCACCGCCTCCAGGAACATCTGGCCCTTGATCACCGCAGTCGTCGACGCAATATTCTGCGGCGACCCGACTTTGCGCGGCAGGCCGGCGCCATAGGTTGGATGGCTCAGGTAATCACCAGAAGCAACCGTCTTGCCGGCGACATCGTTCAGCTCCGGATTCGTCAATAGCCGGCGGTACACCCGCTGCGTGCCGGTCGTCGACTGATTGGCAAGCAATAGGTCTCCCGCGGGAGATGCCGAAAGGTCGTTCCCGTAGTAGTGAAAAACATCGATCATGGGTCAGCCTATTGAGGGGTACCGGTAATGCCGGCACCAGTTGTGACACCAGTGTGTTTGTGAGAATCATCAATGCGATGACCGTTTGCGCTGACCTGGCCAAGGAAGTTGGTGTTGCCGGTGACGGTCGACGCGTTCCCGCTGCCGTTGTCGCCGGTAATAGTCATGCCGCCCTCGCCGCTGATTGTATTGTTGACGTTCAATGTGTTGTCCATCTGAACTGGCCCGACGAAATGATGTTGCGAAGCCGTGTAAGTCATCGTGCTGGTAGCAGTGACCTCGACCTTTCCATCGTTATGGAACTTCATCAAGGATCCGGACTTGTGAATCGTCCATATCTCTCCAGATGGCACGGCCGGCGCCTGCTGCACCACCGAGAAGATCCTGGCCACAATGGTGCCGGAACTGAAATCACCCAGTTCATAGACCACCAGCACCTGGTCGCCGATCTCCGGACCGACCGCGACACCCCAACCGTTGCCGATCCCGATGGCACCCAGCGGCATCCAGTTGGACTCCGTCACGGCGGCGTCAGGTGTGCTTGGCTGCACGGTCAACTTGACCGCATGCGTGTTGGGGTCGTAGCTGCTGATGGTCGCCAGGCGCGGGAGCGCGATGTCGTTCCCCGACAGCTTTGCCTGTTGGCGCACGCTATTGGCTAAAAGGCTCGCTCCGCGCATTACAGTGTTCCAGTCTGGGATTCGGTCGTATGGTTCTTGGCCGCGATTGTCATTTCGTAGCCATTCTCGAAACTCAATGAGCGGTGGATGCTGTCAGGGAAATAGCTTTGATCAAACGCCGTTCCTGTGCCGCTGACGGCAATGATCGATGTCGTGTCGACGTCGTTGTCGCCTGGCATGCGCAGGTTG